AATATGCACTCCACAGTTCGGCAATCCTCTTGTGGTTTGTAATTGGATGCCCATAGCGGACACCTCTCTCATGAATAGTTTTGATGACATTATCAAATAACTGTTCAGTTGTTGTTGGCATCGATTTTGCTATCTGTGATCCTACGGTGCATGTCGTAGCCGTCTTTACGGCCTTTCCAATAACCTGACTGAAATGCATTATCTTTAATTGTTTCATAAACGCCCCACGCAATAAAATAACCAAAGACGCTATAAAGCACTAGCCATGGTGCTGTTGTTGCAATCATGTAGCCCTACTTTCCATACCACAATTTGTGGCATAGCAATAGTGTCGCATGTGTGTATGACTTTGTGGATTATTTAGGGCGTAGTTTGTATAACGATTAGGTAACGATGTTACCCGTAATACCGCCCTAGAGCTGTAAATGAGCCATCCTTATTTATGGGCACTAACGTGGGTGTCAGTGTCTTTCCTACTGCTTCTAGTATAGCAATACCCATCTGCCAATTCGCGCTTCCATAGCGTATATAAGAGGCTTTTTTCCTATCCATTAGATTACCTACCTCAACACCATATAAAGGTCTGTAATGGCTTCCTATGGCTTCTGTATAGGCACTCATGCCTAGTCTATGGCTATGTCCTGCTATGACCGATTTGCCCCATTTTTTAGCCAGGTTAAGAGCTGTGATACCTGCGTGCTGGCTCATGCTGCCCTCATCGCCATGTGCTAATACCCAGCCAGGGTGAAACTCGTAAGCTGTGCGATGGTAATCAATGCCCATACTTGCAAAGTCCATAAACTTAGGATATTGCAGCTCTGGTAAACCTATAAGACCAGGTGCTTTTAATAAAGTGCTATAAAGGCGATCAGTATGATTAGACCTGATAACACTAGCTTTCTTGCTGTACTCGGTAAGATCCCATAGTATGTTTTGACAAGCTGCACGATCTTCGTTAAGAGTCTGACTATAAGCCAAAGGTGTGCCATCGGCCCACTTGCTAATTGTCTGAAAGTCGATCTCATCGCCAACACATAAAACCTCGTCAAATTTCTCACGTCTTGCAAGTTTAATGACGTTCTTAACTGCCTGCTCATGATGATATGGGATTTGTAAATCGGATATTACGAGCCACCTAATCGTCATCTTCTTCCGTAGGATCGATACTAGGTATTATGCCGCCATCACCAATAACCCAGTCTGGCATAGTCGCTCTATCTGATACAAAATACAAGCTACAGCTCTCACTAAAGCCAGCCTTACGTGCAGCCTTGTAGATCTCATTCATAGCAATATAATGCTGATCTAGTTTAGATAATGGCTCAGGTGACTTACGCACCACGCGCTTATTTATTTTCTTACGCTTACGTCTTGTATCAGCCATACTACTATTGTCGCTTAACTATTAAAGAATAAAGATCATCGACACGCTGTTCTAATCTTGTCAACTGATCCTTCATGCTTTGTCCACCATTAGGACGTAGTTCGTTAAGCCAACCTTTAACTATAAAACGTAATCCGATTAGACCGCCTGATAGCACAGCTATAACGCCAGCGCCAAAGCCAGCCCATTCTGTAGGGGTCATGCTTCATCTGCACCGAGGCCATAAGCATCATCGGATTTATCTAAAGCCCTAGCTGCTGGTCCTGCTAATGCTGCAATAACTACAGACACTACTGGATCTAGTCCTAGCTCATTACTGGCTAAGAATGTTAAGAATGATACGAGCACACCCCTGAAATATGATTTAAGTATTGCCTTCTGCTTATTGCTTATTTTCATAAGTTACCCCCTAGTAGTGGTATATCAAACGGCTTGCTATCTTTATCGCCTAACTTTGTAAAGCTGATATGTATGTGTTTTGTATGCTTGTTAAAACCTCTGTACTTGCGCCACTTGTAATTAAGTATCTTGCTAGCGATCATGCCATTATGGATTACGTAAGATATGCGCTTATCGGCTTTCGCACATTTTCTGATCTGGTCAGCCAGATATATTGAGATCCCTTCGGATGAATCCAAGCGAGAATCCACATCAATGGCTCGTACACACCCATCTGTATCTGGATTATGATCCGATTTTCTGGCGGAATGACGAGCATCGCCCAACCATCCGCAATTGGTAGTGCGACGATCTGGGTACCAGGTATCAATCTGATCTCGTAGCTGTACGCCAGCTGCACATAGCCATGGTTTCAAGAGCTTGTCTCATGATCTGCATTATTACATTCCCAACGATAATTAACTGTATTTAGTATTAATTCAGCATGATTACAATTAGGTTTAGGTGCTATAAATGCATCATTAACTTCATCATATTTATAATTAATACCTGCATAGTTATATCTAATATTATTATTATATGAAGTGCGCTTACAGGTTTGACCTCTAAAGTTTCCATACCAAGTTTCAGTATCTAAACCTTCAATACTTTGTGTCTCATCAATACCTACAATTACCTCAGTAACTATATTATTATTATTTAAGAATGCGTAATGTGCCATTATGCCCAACTCACATTTCCTGTGCCTGCAGTTATTGTAGTTACTTTGTAAGAACCATCTGTTGCAGTACTTCCAGTCAAACCTCCACCAATTGTTATAGTGCCAAAACTTGTTGGATATCTAAGAATTACAATTCCTGATCCGCCTGCTGCGGCAACGGTATCTGTACCATTAAGCCCATTACCTGAACCGCCTGCGCCGCCACCTGTATTTACTGTTCCTGCTACGGCATTAGTTCTATAATATAATGCTCCATCGCCACCGCCACCTGATCCGCCTAAACCTTTTGCTCCGTAATTAATCCCACCTGAACGACCACCACCACAACCTCCGCCACCGCCTGCATAAGTAACAGAAGAACCTGTAATAGATACGGCTACACCTGTACCACCATTACCGCCAGTGCCTGATGGATTCGTTCCAGTTCCATTACCACCAACTGCTCCTGCTCCTCCGCCACCGCCTGCTGCCGAAGCATCAATAGCAGTACCACCAGCAAAACCTTGATTAGCAGTACCAGAACCAAAAGTTGTTGCACCATCATTATTTGGCGCACCGCCTCCGCTACCACCTGTGTTACCTGATGCTGGTGAACTAGAACCGCCACCGCCTCCGCCACCGCCAGTAGAAGTTATTGTTGAGAATACAGAGTTAGAACCGTTGCTTCCTTTGCCAGCTGAACCTGTATATCCTGCGCCACCTGCACCTACAGTGACTGTATAATTTGTACTTAAAGATAAAGATAAACCAGTTTCTAAAGTGCCGCCACCACCAGTTGCGGTAACTGTTGAGCGAAGGCCACCTGCACCCCCACCTCCACCAGTTCCTGAACTATAATTTTCTCTACCTCCACCACCTCCACCTGCTACTACTAAGTAATCTACAATCGGTGGTACTACAAAAATACCTAACTGACCTGCAACAATATTACCGATCATTATTGAATTCCGCCTACTACATACCAAGCATTAGCACCTGTTTTAATACATATTGCAGATCTATATTGTGCAAGAGTAGGTGATGCTGCAACTGAACCAGCACTCAGCACTGTAGTAGTGCCTGATGTTACTGCGCTAATAGTGCATACACCTACACCAATATTCAATATTGTGATCGCTGTGCCTACTGGAAATGCTACAGATGCATCGGTTGGAATCTTAAATGCTATTGCTGTGGCTTTGTTCATTATCTCTAATACCTGATACTGATCCGCTAGTACAGCTGTGTAATCTGCAGTGTTGGCAGTGCCTACTGTAAATGAAGTTAAACCATTAAACATGCCAGAGGTAAGTACGTCACCTGTTGATGCTGGAAATCCTGTTGCCATTATTGCTCCTTAATAAGAAAGTACGTTTTGCCCTAAGACACCGTAATCTACGTTGCCTATTATAAACCCATCTATGACAGGTTCTAGTGTTGTAAAGGTTGTTTTCCAACTATTTGGTGTTATGTTCATGCGTACACCAAAAATCTGTAGGGTCTTCTCAAGTAAAGATCCACCTGGCTGGGTAGTAATAATAGTTATAGGATCAAAGAAATCTAGGTCTAGGGCTGCTACTACGCCCGTATCGTAATTAGGCGTGTATAGGTCTAGGACTATGGCATCACATCGGATCGTGGTCTCAGCTCTACTAGCCACATAAGCCTGGGCATAATCTAGGGCTACTGCATCGGTCTGCATTAGTAGGTTGTCTTGGAAGTAACTGTGCAAGAAGTATTTATCTATAGATGCTTGATTTGATGCTACCTGTGCTGTGCCACCAGTCCTTGTAATAGTGGCTTTGTTAAATATTAGTGTGTCATTTAATATCCATGATGCATCAAAATAATCTATGCCTGTGCCGTTATCTGCAAAGACTGTGGGTGTGCCACCAATAGATGCAACGGTTACAGCTCGGTCTTGGAAAATAAACGAATTATTGGCATCTACATATAAAGCACCATACTCTGACGTGGCTACTGTAGTAAGAGCTGCTAAGGCTGTGCGATTAGTGCCTGGGTCTGCCTGCATAGTAGTAAGTCCTGCATCTATATCACGTTGCGAGGTTGGCCAGTCAATCTCATCTAATATCTTGTTGATCCGTGTGCCTGATAATTGTCCAGCAGTAGCATCTGTGACTGTGCTGATCTGCGCTACCTGCGCTAATCTAAACGCATCTACAGCTTGTATAGTTGTTATGGCTACATCCTCTGCAGACTCACCAGGGTATGTAGTTACATAAGAAGTAATAAATCCTGAAAAAATAGGATAGGTAACATTGTTAAAGGTAGCAGTAATCTGCACCTTCTTCATAGGCGTTAATAAATTATAATACGGGCCTGTAACATTTTGCGGATTGAAGTCGCCATTCTGATCTACTATGCGTAGTGTGAGTGAGCCTGTCTGGAATTGATCTGATAGTGCAGTACGGCCACGATTAGTCTCTATTCGATTAACCTGATTAGACACATCTACAATTACAGCTGCTGCATCTGCCAATACGTTTGTGTCTAGTATGCCTGTATCTAGGATCATAGCCTGAGCAAAACTAGGGCCAGTACTAAAGTTAATTATTGCATTTATTACAGGTATTGGCATTAAGGTAATTGCCCTGCACCAGTTAAATCGTAGCCATTACGATTAGCAATTTGAATACTTTCGGCTATTGCTTGGCTCATCTTGTCGCCACCTGCTTGTATGTTAATTGTAATTGCATCTGCTTGTGCCTGATACCTTGCAGACATAGTTGCTAAAGATATTGCTTCTTGTGCAGGTAATCCGTATTGCGTATTTAATTGTGGTGCTAATTGTCTAATCAAAACATCGTATGGATCTGTAGATAATGGTGCTGTATTGCCACCACTAGCACCCCTACCAAACGCATCGGCTTGTGCTTGGTATCTAGCAGACATACCTGCTAATGCCATAGATTCTTGTAGTGATAAACCTAGCGTTCTAAATTGTCCAATTAAGCCACTAATCATGGCATCGTATTTATTAGTGCTAGCTGCTAATGCATCTGTAAACTCTTTTAATTTATTAGTTGCTTCCATCTCAGCTAATATCTTTTTAGCCAAAGCCTCGTTATTATCTAAAATTGCTAACTGTGCCTTTAAGCGTAACTTAGTTTCTTCATCTGTAGCAGCATTTAATGCAGCTGTAAGTCCTATGCGCTCTAGGTCAAACTTGTCTCGTAATTGATCTACTGCAGTCTTTTTCTTGAGCTGATCATTTTCTGCTTTACGTAATGTTACAGCGTTTTTAATTGCCTGTGATTCTAATTTTCTTTGTTGAGCATTAATACGACCTGCAGTTCTTTCCTGACCGCCACGATCTTGCTGTGGCATAGCGTTTCTGCCTAGTTGTTGCAAGCCGCCAATATAACCACCTAGCACTGGTATATTTCTTACATCAAATATATTGCCAATTCCCGGTATAGTTGTTAATTTTTTAAGTCTCTCAGCTACTATGCCTAAGCCTGTAATAACTTCAGCTGTGGCTGTAGCAAAATCTTCCATGTTATTACTTAAGCCCTCAATACTATTATCATCGCCTAATGCTGCTAGTGCATCTAATAAACTTTTTCCTATAGTCTCAGATGCGTTAGCCGATGCAACTCTTAATAAATCCATCTTGCCTGCATAAGTATCTAATCTAGCCGCTGATTGACCTGCAAACTTTGTATTTAACTCTTCCATGATCTTATTCATGTCGCCAGTCTTTAGTAATGTCTTACTTAGACCAGCACCTAATCTACTTAGACCAGTAGTGTTACCTGCAAAGCCACGTGATAGAGCTGTAGTAACTTCACCTAAAGATCTACCTGTGGCCGCACTTACGTTTAATGCAGTACTTAATGCATCTTGGCTTTTAGTTATAGATCCTGTTACTGTTAATAATCTTTGGAATGCTGGGCGTAATTCATCATCTAATACGCCTGTAGATTTTTGTAGATTAGCAATATACAACTCTACACCTGGTGCGCTAAATTGATAGCCAGTGTTTTTTAATTGTTGCTCTAAAGATTTAGCGGCCTTCTCATCGGCCATAAATGCTTTAACTGCCGCTTTACTATATTTAGTTAAAGTTGTAACGCTAAAGGCTGTGGCAAATACTTTGGCAAAACTTTTTATCTGTTTATCAAAGGCTGATACTTCTTTCTTAGCTTTTTTTAATCCTTTGTTATCAAAGGTGCTAAGAGCCGATACTACTAAGGTAGGCACAGTTATACTCCCGTAAATCCACGAGCTGCTCGCTCTTTATAAAATCCTAGTACTTGACCTTTTTTCTCTAAAGGTAATTTCTTATAATACTGGAATATGGCTTCATCTATTGCTTTCTTCAAATCTTCGTAAATCTTACCCTGATCCTCTGACCATGCTTTATAGATTACGCGACCTTTATTTTTACGACCTCTACGACCTACAGATCCTGCAAGTGTTGCATCTACTACATTAGGTAATGCCTGTATAAATTGCACACCTGCATCTGGGTTAAGTGATGCACCTTGTGAGCCTTGTGTCTTACGGCCTGCAGTCTCATAGATTGCACCGGGTGCTGATTCATTAGATACGTAGTTATAAACTGAGTAGCCTTTTCTGTTTTTCTTATTAGGGCCAAGTTTATATTTAATGCCGCTTCTAGCTGTAGATTGATCGTACGCTGGAAATGGTCTGCGCTGTCCTTCTTGTGGCTCTGCTGATTTTGTCCAGCCACTTAGCACATTTTGCTCACTTGGTAAATATTGTTTTGCTTTATATGCAACTTTAATCATAGGTGCTTTAAGACTGTCTTTGACGTTCTTGTACATATCTTCGTCAATTTCATCTACTGCTTTAAGGAACTCTCTAACGCCGTTTACGACTACTGGCATTTTTGATCTCCTTTGCTCTATC